AAGAGAAGAAATCCGTAGTATTTTAAATGGATATAATATTAACCTTGAATATTAAGTTATGGCAGAAAAAACAGCAACAGAGTGGTTATTTGAACAATTGTGGAATAGTGATAAAGATAAGTTTACTTGGCATTCTTTATTAGAACAAGCAAAAGAATTAGAAAAGCAACAGATAAAGGATGCGTTTTTAGATGGCAAAGTAAATTGGTTAGAAAAAAGTGATCCGATGTCAAAAGTTACAGAAATTGCATCAGAAGACTATTATCAAGAAAAATTTAATTCAAAATAAGATGGAAAGAGAATTATTAGAAGAGTTCATTGAGTGGGCTAGAGAATGTGGTGAAGATGCTTGGTACATTTTTGAGAATGAAAGTGATGCCATTGACAAATTTTTAAAGTTGAAACAATCAAAAGTGCAACAGCAACAGTTAGATTTGACTAACATTACAAGATTAGAAGTAATTAATCATGCAAGTAATAGTCACCCTATAGGGAGAGTCTTGACAATGTATGAAAAAACAGGAGATTTTACAGTTGTTGATGCTGAGTTTCAAGATGATGGTAAAACACTTAAAATCTTTATATCATGAAAGGAAAATTAATTAAAACAAACAGTGAAGATTACCACATGGGTAATTATTTTTTAAACAATACTGAAGGATTTGCCATAGGGTCTACGGATTATGAATGGTGTAGAAGAGTAAGCAAGCCTCAATACAAACTATCCAAACAAAACTGTGATGAGATATTTGGAGTTGTTGATGTTGAGAAGTTGACATTTGAATGTATGAAGAATACAATAAACCAAGAAACTGGTAGTGATATACATAGATTAAGTGTTGGATTAGGTTTTAAAAAAGGCTTCAACAAAGCAATAGAGTTGAATAAAGACAAGTTGTTTACTTTATCAGACATATCTTATGCTATTGCTTTTAGTGGAAAAATGAAACCATCTCAAATAGTAAAAAACTTGCTTGAACAACCTACAGAAATTGAAGTTGAAATAGTCATAGACAAAATACCTGCTGATTTAGCACCAGGTGGTTGGGATGTGTTTCCAAAACTTGATGCTGAAGGATGTTTAATATTAAAAAAAGTATTATGAAAAAAGAACAAGAAGAAAAACAGTTCCTGGGTGGATTGTTGATAGGAATAATCTTAGGAGCATTGATAGGTTACTTTACCTTTAGAATAGTAACTGCTGTTCAAAACAGTCCTATTAAAGAAGCTCAGGTAGAGCATTTGGAGAAAAAGATAGGTGATTGGTCTAAGCATCCAAACAGAGACAAGAGAAACTATTTTGAAGTAATGTATAATAATTCAAGCAAATGAAAGAACAATTAGAAGAAGCTGCTGAAAGATTGTTTCCTTTCACAAAAGATGATTCTGAAAATAGAATTATAACCATTAAACGACTTTTTTGGATTGATGGTGCTAAATTTCAAGCTGAAAGGAGTTATAGTGAACAAGAAGTAGGTGAATTAGTTTATACAATTATTGGACAATATGCCAATAAAGTTAACATTATGATTGATGGAAGTATAATTGATGGATTATTTGAACAATTTAAAAAGAAAGCATGAAAGAAGAAAGAACAATCAAAGAGTTGCTACAACTGATGCTAAAGCATCAAGAGTTGTTTAATTCAGGATTATGTTATTGGGTAAGGGATTTATTTTGGGACAGTAAAATAACAGAAGAAGAAAGGAATATACTTGATATGTATATACAAAAAAATAGACCTAAGAACTTATATTGGTTAATAGAAGATCCTTACTATTGGAAGTTAGGCAACATCAAACCACGCATTAAATGGCTCAAAAAACATATTGCAAGATTATGAAAAATTTATTACTAATTATCCTACTATGTCTTTCAGTAGATGTAGTAGGACAAACTATTTACAAAAATAGAAAGCAAGAATTAAGAATTGAAAGAGTTATACAAAACTCTGAAGGTACTTACAAAGTATATTTCCATGCTACTTATTTAGTCCTGGGAAATAAAGCAGAAACAGATTACTTCTTAGAACAATTGTTAAATGTAATCAGTACTGAGAAGACTGTTAATTCTTATGTAGGAAACACTTCTGTTAAGTATGTTCCTTTTGAGAATGAAGTAGAAGTCTTTGCTAAGACATCTAGTTTTAAGCTCAGTAGAAAACAAATTATTAAACTTAAAACCAAATTATTATGAGTGTTCCAACAGCAGAAGAATTTCTTCAGAATTACAAAAATGATTCAGACCATTATGCTGACCAAGACTATAGTGAAGGAAGATTAATCAAAGCATTGCAAGAATTTGCTAAACTTCATGTAGAGGCTGCATTGCATATAGCAAGTGAAAGAGCAGACTTAACAGATAATGGTAGTTTTCCATATGTAGACAAACTATCAATCCTAAACAGTTATCCACTAGATAAAATTAAGTAACATGAAACAGTTTATTTTAATAGCTCTTACACTCATGTTATTTGGGTGTCATGAAGAACCTAAACAAGTTTATGAAACTCAAGTAAAGACTTATGTTATTAGTATGAAAACGGATCCTGTAGCAGGTAGATCTGGAAATCCCCCAATATTATATTTTCAAACTCCTACTTCTACTGAATGTTCTTGGGTAGATATTGATACTTACAATAAGTATAAAGTAGGAGATACTATTCAAGTACTAATCAAGTATTGGGAAAAACCTAAAAAGAAGTAACATGAGTTTTTTATTAGGAATAGTTTCAGGTATGTGTATAATGTATGCTATGAAAACAAAAGAACAAACAGAAGTACAAAAGCAACTTGAAAAGCTCAAGGACTTTGACACATGGAAAGAATGGAAAAATAAGTAGTATGAAAAAATTAATATTGATTATAGCATTTATTGCTATTACTGTAAGTGCATTCTGTCAAGATACAGAAAGAGCATATGCAGCACAAGTAGGTACATGGTCCAAAGTTAAAAGTGGTTGGGTTTGGGGTAATGTTCAAAAAGTAAACTTGACTATTACATTTGATAAGTCTGTAGTGTCTATTAACAATGAGATGGGTTCAGTATTTGAAACCTTAGAGATCTTTGATAAAAAAGATGATCATATTACCTGGAAATCATTAGATGAAGAGTATATCACCTGTTACCTTACCATGCAATATACAGATGACTATACTGTATTGATCATTACTTATGACAATGCGTGTTTTAGATATTACTATTAGTTATGGCTGATATAAGTAAATGTGGAAATAAGGATTGTAAACTAAAGTATCATTGTTATAGATACACTGCACCTGATAGTTATTGGCAAGCATATAATGACTACAAACCAAAGAATAGTAAACTGTGTGATGACCAAATAGAACAGAAATGTCCTCATTGTGGGATAAGAAAAAGACACAGACCAAGTTGTATAACTAATAGGATTTGATATGACTGCTTTAGAGATTGACAAGATAAGAAGGAAAATAGTTAAACAAGGTTTTACATCAAAATATCCAGGAGGGTCTAATGAATATATGCAATATATTAGTAATCATTATGTTAGTCCGGGTACTAGGGTTATGGAGTTGACAAGTGTTCATATTAAATTTATAGCATCAAAAAGACTTTCTACAAGTGGAACTACTGTTATAAATCAATGGTATGTAGAAATTACTATTGAATATGGTCTTTCTAGTTATAGATTTAAAACCTATGATTATTATCCTGATACAGTAGATACATTACTACTAAGAGTTAAGCAGTATATGGCTTTTGAAGAATTTCTTAAAAAATAAAATTATGAAAAAATAATCATGATATATTGTTTTTACAATTTTTAATCCATACATTTGTGTATGAAAAAAAATATTGTAAATTTAAATACTAGATTTGGTGATTTAGTAGCTGTAAAATTATTAAACAGTGAAGATAAAAGGACCAGATACTTATGTAATTGCGACTGTGGTAATACAAGAATAGTAAAATTAACAGATCTTAATAAAGGGATAATTACTCATTGCGGTTGTAAAAATTTTTGTAATAAGCATGGTAATCGTGTATTTTCACCCACTGAATCAAGTTTTAGAGCTAAAGCTAGTAGTTATAAAGCAGGAGCTAAGCAAAGAAAAATTGAATTCACTCTTTCTTTAGAAGAAGCTGTTGATTTACTAAAACAAAATTGTTTTTATTGTGGTAAAATTCCTAAAAATGTATACAATGTTAGAGTAAGTAACAGAATAAATAAAAAAAATAAACCTGACTATGCTTATTTAAATAATAAAGATTTTGATATTCTTTATAATGGTATAGATAGAGTTAATAATAACCTTGGTTATTGTAAAGGTAATGTTGTTGCTTGTTGTACTCAATGTAACACTGCTAAACTTAATTTTACTGAAGATGAGTTTAAAACTTGGGTAATAAAAGTTTATGAAAATTTAAAATTAAATAATTATAAAAAATAATGGGTACATATTTTATTGGATGCTTACATTTAGGGCATGAATCAGTTGCTAGATATAGAGGTTTTAAAAATTCAGAAGAACATGATAAACATCTTATTGAAAGTTGGAATAAATGTATAAATAAAAAAGATCTTGTATGGATATTAGGTGACATAACAATGGAAACTGATAAACATTATTGGAAACTTGATCTGTTAAATGGAAGAAAAAAAGTTTGTTTAGGAAATCATGATAAGTATCAGCATTCAAAACAATTAATGTTATATGTAGAAGGTATTACCGGAGCAATAGATTACAAAGGATTTATTCTTACACATGTACCTATTCATCCTAATGAAGTACATTTCTACAGAGGTAACATACATGCTCATATTCATCACTTGAATAAGCTTGAAGAAGTTGTAACTAAGAATAAGTATAATGATCCCGGAAGTGTTCCTGGATTCACTAAAAACAAGTATTTTAATGTTGATGCTCATCTTCTAGATTACACTCCTAGAACTATTGATGAATTAATACTAAGACAAAATGGAAGCTAAAGAAAAAGCAAAAGAATTGGTAGATATTTTTTATAATGAAGTAAAATATATGGAGAGAGCCAAACAATGTGCTTTGATTGCAGTTGATGAGATATTAAATCAATGCTTGGATTATCGAGACATAGACTTATGCAGAAGTTATAACTATTGGCAAGAAGTTAAACAAGAAATCAAAAAGTTATGATTATGGAAGCTAAAGAAGGACTATTAAGAATAGGTATACCTACAGGACTTGGTCCTAAGGGTGTAAGAAAAGAAGCTGTTGATATTGCTAAAGCTATGCTTACTCAAATGGGTGCTAAATACATTAATAAAAGATATACTAAGTATTATGTACCTGAAAATCCTAATTTGGATAACGGTCATTTTGATACTGTAAGATGGGGAGTAGTATTATCTACCGAAGTTCCAGATGTAGAATATGCTAGATCAATTATGTTAAGTTTTGATTATGATAATATACAAATGTTAGATTCAGAAAAAAGAAACTTACATACATATTATAATGAAAAACCTTATTTACGGCATAACCAATTATATAATTACAAAAAATGATTAGTAAAGCAATGCAATCATTCTTGGTTGCAATATCAGATGAACACTACAGGTTGACTAAAGATGTTGATTCTAATATTAGTTATCTATGGTATTTGTATAGTGCAGGAGTTAAAGCAGGAGAGTACAGACCCTTTATATTTTATGCAGAGGTTAACTTAAATCTGTATATGGGCTTGATTAATGAAGATGAAAAGGATAATATTATACATATGATAGAGTCACCTGATAGGGAAAACCTGTATCTCGCGTATCTTGCACTAGAAAATATTAGGAAGGAAAGGCACAAAAAGTTTGGTAGTATGATTGAGTTTCCTGCTTATAGTCAGGTAAAAAATGATTATCTTTATAAGATTCTCAGTCATGATTTATTTAAAAAAACCATGTAAAATGACAGAAAAAACACTGAAGAAATTAGGATTTATTAAAGTCAAAGCTAAAGATTCTGAGACAAACAATGGGTATGATTACTATTATTATGTTTTAGACATAACACAAGGATTAAGTTTAGCATCTACAGATAGTGATGAAACTATAAGTAGAAAAGGTTGGAATGTCATATCATGGGATATTCCGGATCTAGAAATTACAAAGAAAAAGCAACTAAAAGCTTTTATCAAATTATGTAGAACAGTAATTAGAAATTAGCATGCAATCATTAAAACTTATAAAGAAAAATGGTAAGTTGACTTATCTACAACCTAAAGATAAGTTAGCTTATAAGATCTTTGAAGACAAAATCAAAGAAGGTCAAAAAGTAGAAATGTATTTAGATCTTGCAGATGATGATCATAGTAAAGGACAGCTTGCAAAAGTACATGCTTGTATTAGAGAGTTGGCCAAAGAAATTGGTTATACCTTTGATGAAATGAAAACTATCATAAAAGGAAAATCCGGTCTATGTATGGAACAAGACGGTATTTATGAATGTAAATCTTTTGCAGACTGTAGTAAAGATGAATTATTACTAGCTATTGAAGCTTGTATAGAAATAGGAAAAGAAGTCAATATTAACCTTCAGTAGGTTCAACATATCCTTCATCTCCAGGTTGCAATACATCTTTTTCTACATATAGATTCTCAGCTTTAAATTGAGACTCCATTTCAGCTAGTAAAAGAGTAACTGTGTAAAAAGATTTTTGAAGATCATCCATATCAGTATAAGCTTTTGTCATGATGTGTTTAATGTACTCATCAGGTTGACTTTCTTTACCAATATTTAAGTATAGGTAGTATGATAGAGCTTTAGTCATTAAGTAAAAACTCTTATTGACTTTGATTGATACTACCGCATCATCTTTAATTTCTTTAACTTTGATAGCCATAAACTTTATTTTAAACAAAAATATGAAACAAAAGTTAGATTTAGAGGAAATTAAACAAAAAATGTTTGAAAAGTTAGAACCTTCCGGGTGGGGACGTGTTCTTAAACCATTTATATTTAGTGGTGACTTTGATAATATTATCTCTCAGTTGGCCAGAATGGCTACTGATGGGAAAAGGTTCACTCCTACCCTAAAGGACTTATTCAAAGCTTTTGAAGAATGTCCTTATAGTGAGCTTAAGGTTATCCTTGTAGGGCAAGATCCATACCCCCAATTTGGTGTTGCTGATGGTATTGCTTTCAGTTGTAGTAAAACTAATGAATTACAGCCTAGTTTACGCTTCATGTTAGATGAGATAAACAGAACTGTATATAATGGTCATCCTGGTAGTTTAAATGTTGATTTAACTAGATGGTCAAATCAGGGTATACTAATGCTTAATACTGCTCTTACAACTACTGTAGGTAAAATTGGACAACACTATAAGATATGGCAACCTTTTATTGCTTATCTGTTTGATTATTTGACATGGAACAACAATGGATTGATCTATGTCTATCTTGGTAAACAAGCTCAAGAATGGGCTGACTCTATCAATGATAACAATTATAAATTTAAACTGTCACATCCAGCAAGTGCTGCATATAATAACAGTGCTTGGAACTCTGAAAGTGTATTTGTTGAAATACAAAATCTTGTTGAAAAAAATTACAATCAAAAACTTATTTGGTAATGACAGAAATATTTAATAGACTTATACAAGAGAATATTACTCCTAATGCATACTATGTTTTATGCTGTATTAAAGAAAAAGTAGTACCCAAAAACTTTGTAAATAAAGAATTAGAATGCAAAAGACTGCAAAGCGATCAATGGCTTACAGAAGATTTGCAACTCACTAGTAAAAGTATTATTTTTACAGAAGAAATTGGTGGGTTCTTTAAAAGAACTAAGAAAAAAGTATCAAAAGATTTAATGGGTGCAGACTTTGTACAAAAAATCCAGGAATATGTTCTCATATTTCCTAATAGGAAACTATCCTCTGGAAAATATGCAAGGACTAACCCAAAGAATCTTGAGAGTGCTTTTAAATGGTTCTTTGAGACATATGACTATAGTTGGGAGTTGATCCTAGAAGCTACAGAAAAATATGTAAGAGATTATGAACTTAGAAACTTTGATTACATGAGAACATCTCAGTACTTTGTTAGAAAACAGAACATTGACAAGTCATTTGAGTCTGAATTAGCAAATTACTGTGAGTTGATTAAAACAACACCTGATGTTGATCAAGTTTATTTTACGGAGGCTGTAGTATGATACCAAGTTTAAGAATTAGTACATTAATGCTTGGGCTTGCTATACTTGGAACAGTACTTTCCTGGTTCATTATTAATCTTTTTGTTGTGAATATCACCATTGGACACTTTGTTATCATAGAAATCATTATTAGTGTATTTCATCATATGTATAACAAAGCAAAAGAACAGTGTAAACAACAAAAATAAATACAATGGCAGAATTATTTAATGGGGCAAGACCCTTGATTCCAGTAAGTGAAAGAAAAGCATTAGAAAAAGCACTTTTAAAAATGCGCGCAAGAAGAAATGGAGAAGTTAAATCTCTTAGGAGTGCTTGGCCCAAATTTAATGATGCATTTTGTGATGGATTGGAGTGGAGAACTATCACCGTAGTTGGTGCTAGACCTGGAACCGGTAAAACTTTATTTATGGAACAGTTAATCAGTGATATCATTGAGAACAATCCTGACCAAAAATTTAGAATACTTAAGTTCCAGATGGAAATGGTTGATGAAACCAGTGGTGTGAGAAAGTTTAGTCTGAAAACAGGTTCTGATTACAATACATTAATGAGTAAGGGAAAACAAATAGATAAACATATCTATGAAAAATGTGTAGAGTACTATCATAAAACCGCAGCTACAGACATAGTGGATGTAGTATATGATGCATGTACAGTAGATGAAATGTGCGCAACCATTCATTATCATATGAATAAGCACAAACTAGAAGATGGGACTTACCCAAACATGCTAGTAGCAATTGATCACTCTGCACTATTCAAAAAGGCTAGAACAGAAAAAGACAAGTTTGAAATGCTTGGTTCATTAGGTGAAGCGCTCACCATGATGAAGAAGCACTATCCAGTTGCCTTTGTTGTGTTAAGTCAGTTGAATAGAAACATTGATGACCCTAAAAGGTCTGAGGAAGGAACTTACGGTAATTATGTATTAGATTCTGATATATATGGTTCTGATGCGTTGTTGCAACATGCTGATGTGGTATTAGGTATTAATAAACCTTCAATACGGAAGATCAGAAATTATGGTCCAGAAAAGTATATCATTAGTGACACAGATGTATTAGTCTTTCACTTTTTGAAATCAAGAAATGGTACCACACGGATAAGCTTCTTTAAGCTAGATCGGACTACAATGAGGATTATTGAGATTGATACTCCACCAACAGCAACAAAGCAAAAGTTAAGTACAAATTAAAAAAAAAGTTATGAGTTTAAGACAACAAAAAACATCTGAATTCTTTGTGCAACACATGGAAACATTCAGAAAGTTGGGAATTATTGATCCATTCTTTGTGATTAAAACAGCATTCTTTCAGAAAGGTAAGTATGGAAGACACACTCAGTTTTTTGAGTGGGAATTAAAGAAAAATGAGGACATTTATGTTGAGTTTTATGACAATGTACATGATCTTAATGGAAAGACTGTAGATTACAAACCTTTTCATGAAGACAGAGTGCTTTGTAAATACAAAATCAACCCTCATTTTGCTGAAGAGTATGAGAAAAAGGAAAACATCAATCAGAATACTGGTGAGCCTTACTTTACTTATACTGTTCCCTTAGCTGAAATGATTGCTGTCAACCCTGATGGAAGAGAAATGACTTATCCTATGTATGAAAAATCTAAGGAGTCACCTTCTAAGGAGGAAGCAGTTATGCCGAGATTGCAAAATAGCCTGGCTTTTCCAAATTTTGAGGAAGAACTGATTAAAAAACCTGAGCAGATAAAAGAAACTACCCTAGAAGATTTACTAGTGGGAGATGATGTATCTTATTCAGAAATGACAATCAGAGATATTGCTGCAATAATTTGGAAGAAACCAGTAAGCAACAAATTATGGTTAAATTCTTTAATTGAAAAACAATGAGTATTGTATTGCCAACTACAAAGGTTTTGGGAGGACGTGTAAATCCCAAAAGAATAGTGATCTATTCTAAGCCAAAGACCGGTAAAACTACAGCTTATGCTGGTCTGGAAAACAATCTAATTTTAGATTTAGAAAATGGTACTGATTATGTAGCAGCTCTGAAAGTAAAAATTAACAGTCTACAAGAATTACTTGACACAGGTAAAGCTATTAAAGAAGCAGGTTGTCCTTATAAGTATGTTACTATTGATACAGTGACAGCATTAGAGGAAATGATTATGCCTTTAGCAATCAAGCTTTACAAACAAACACCAATGGGTAAAAATTTTGATGGCACAAGTGTTATTACTTTACCAAATGGTGCAGGATATTTATATATTCGTCAAGCATTCTTTCAAGTTTTAGATTTTATTGATACCTTAGCACCCCACATTATTTTATCTGGTCACATTAAAGATAAACAAGTGGATGATAAAGGAGAATTAGTAATGTCTGCAAACATTGATTTGACTGGTAAAATTAAATCTCTGATCTGTGCAAATGCTGATGCAATTGGTTATATGTACAGAAAAGGTAATAAGACTTTCTTGTCTTTTAAAACAAATGAAGAAGTTACTTGTGGTGCAAGACCTGCACATCTTAGAAATGAGGAGATAGTAATAACTGAAATGGTAGATGGTGTCCTAACAACAACGTGGGACAAAGTATTTGTGTAACAATTTAAAATAAAATAACAATGGGATTAAGTACAACTGATTTGAGCACTGGTGGGTCTGGCCTTCCAAAAACATTAGCTCCAGGAAATCATGCATTAAAAATTAACAGTATCAGTTTGGATGATTATACATTCATTCCAGGTGCAAAACATTTGATGATGCATGTAGAAGGTCAACCAATTGATGGTTTTCAAGGTTTCTTGATTGACAAAGATGATGAAAGCAAAGGACACTATGCTGGTCAAATAGGTAGAGTAAAAGCAAGCCAATATGCATTTGCAGATGGAGAAACTAAAACTGGTATCAAAATTCAGAGAGATAGATCTATCATGATGTTTATGCAAAATTTATGCAAAACTCTTGGAATCAATGACTGGTTCATTGCTCAAGATAATTTGCATGATACAATTGATGACTTGATCAAAGCATTCAACAATACAGCACCATTTCAAGATATATATCTTGACTTCTGTGTTGCTGGTAAAGAATATGTGGGTAAAACTGGTTATACAAACTATGATTTGTTTTTACCAAAATCTGAAAAAGGTAAGTATGCATTTGGAGAAGAATCCGGTGGTAAAGTATTAACCTATGATGAGAAAACACATTTAGTTAAGGCTAAAACAACAGAAGTAAATAACTTTGGTAATGATGATGATGATGACTTTAGCGTTCCAGCTAAAACATCTTCTGACTTTTCACTTGATTAACAACTAGTTAATTACAGGGGAGTCAGAGATGGCTCCCCTTTTATTATTAATTAAAGTGTTATGATTTCAACAAAAAATTTAATTTCATCTATTGTAGATGTCCCAGTTGAATGGGTTTTTGAATATTATCTTAATCTGAATGAAAGATTGAATGGACAAGACATAAAAATCTTATCTGTATTTAATGCAAAAGATAAAGTGCCTTCAATGTGTATATATTATAACAGTGGAATTTACAGATTCAAAGATTTTTCTTCTGGGTTTCAAGGTGATAATGTTGAATTGGTTCTACGCATGTTTAATTTACAACACCGTTGGGAAGCAGCAAATAAAATAACTTGTGACTATCAAGAATATGTTACAAATAATGACAGAAGGTTTGAAGGTGAAACATTCAATCTAGATAGATACAAAGTTGTTGATTATGAGATGAGACACTGGCAGACACATGATCAAAAATATTGGAGTAGGTTTCATATTGGATCTAAAATGCTTGAGTTCTACAATGTTGTTCCATTATCTTATTATGTAATGGAAAAAACTCAGGTGAATGGTGAAATCAAATCTTTTAAACATGCTAATGGTTATATCTACGGTTATTTCAAAAATGATGGTACTTTGTATAAGATCTACAAACCAACAGATAGAGATAGAAAGTTTGTTAAAGTTCAAAATTACATTCAGGGCTCAGAACAACTAACATTTGATAAGAAGTATCTAGTAATTGTATCTTCCCTAAAGGACTTAATGGCATTCAGAAAACTTCAGATAAAAGATGTTGAAGCAATAGCTCCAGATAGTGAGAACAGTATGCTTGCTGAAACTACTATGTCTAAATTAATCCGGCAGTACAAAAAGATTTTTATAATTTTTGACAATGATGAAGCTGGTATTAAAGCCGCGCAAAGATATCATTCAAAGTATAAGATTCCTTATGTGGTTTTACCTTTAGAAAAAGATATTGCAGATTCTGTTGAAGTACACGGTATTGAAAAAACTAGGAAAATATTACTTACATTATTAAAAGAAGCATTATGAGTTGGATACATAAAGGTAAACAGTTTTCAGATTCTATGATTCCAGAAGGTGGAGTAGGTTTTATTTACATCATGACAGCTGTGATTGATGGTAAGTCAGTAGCCTATATAGGAAAGAAGAACTTCTTTGCTAATATCAAAAGACCATTAGGTAAAAAAGCTTTGGCTATGAGTACAGATAAAAGACTCAAGAAATATAGCCGGGTGATTAAACCTGATTACATGAATTACTACAGTAGTAATAAAACTCTTAAAGATGCTCACAAAGCAGGAGTTGTTATTAAAAGAGAGATATTAATGATATGCTATTCTCAAATGGAGTTAACATATCAGGAAGTAAAGCACCAGTTTAAATATGAAGTGCTTGAGAAAGATGAATACTTGAATGCCAATATCCTTGGCCGCTTTTTCCATTCTAAATGAAAATATATTAGGAATGTAGTATATTATTTGTATATTTGTTCTATGAGAACACAAACCGGAACTTATAGAACATACAAAGATATGTTAATAGCTTTACCTAAGATTGGTAGACTTCAAGTAATAGAATTATCACATAAAAACAAATGGGGAGCTTATTACATTAAGTGTCAATGTGACTGCGGTAATATTACAACTACAGATTTTTCCTCTTTGAATAAATCTAAAGTACAATCATGTGGTTGTTTACAAAAAGAAGCCGTAAAATATACTGGTGTAAAAAATAAGAAGTATATAGTTAATGTAGATAAACTAGTAGATAATGAAGTAACTGCTTATATAGCAGGTCTTTATGCAGCAGATGGTTCAAATGAAAAATCAGGTCTTTCAATTGGTTTACAAAGTACAGATAAAGAGATACTTGAAAAAGTAAGTAGTTATTTTAATTATACCGGACCTTTGTATACAATGAAAAGATCTAAGAATAATGAAAAGGATCAGGTAAGATTAACAATCTCTGACAGTTCTTTTAGAAAGTTTTTTGAAGAAAGAGGTATTATAAAAAATAAAACACTTGATTATCAAGTTCCTGATTGTTATTTGTACAATTCTCATTTTTGGAGAGGTATGCTTGATGGAGATGGATGTATTTTTAAGTATGAAAGAAAGTACACAACCTATGGAATATCTTTAGTTGGTACAGAAAATACTATTAATGCATTTAAAAAGTTTTGTGAATTTATTTTAGGCAAAACTGTTAAAGTTAAACCTTACAAGGTTAAGTCTTCTATTGAGATATATTCAATAAACTTTGTTGGTAAGATGTATCTTCCTTTATTAAAAGCTATATATAACAATCCTATAGCGAATATGTATATAACAAGAAAGTACAATAAGTACTTGGAGATTATTAACAAAACAAAATAATTATGAAAATAGCAATGTACGACCTAGAAGGTCATTTATTAGAAGTGTTTGAAGTGGAGACTGTCAGAGATTTAGAATCACAATTAAAAACTCCTAAAGGAGGTATTAACAATTGTATTACAGGTCACTGCATACAAACAATTAATATGCAGTTTAGAAAGTATTCAGATTTTGCTAAAATTATTAAAAGAATTGGTGATATAACAAATATACCTGGTAAAACATCTTTGCTACCTGTCTCAAAATACTATAAAGGTAGTTTTATTTGTACTTACGAAAATGCTACAATAGCAGCTAAAAAAAATAATTTAGATACTCCAAATATTAATAGGTGTTTAAAGAATGACAGAAATACATCAGGTGGTTTTGAATGGAAATATGCAAATTAGAAGAATTATGACAGAAACGGAAATGACAGGCCTTCTATTACAGTTGGCTGACCTTGGTGTGACTGGTATCAGAGTACACTATGAAGGTGAAGGAGACAGCGGTGCAATTGAAAGCATAAATTATACCACTGGAGAAATAAATGAACCATCTGATGTTTTAGATGAAGTAGATGCATTTTCTTTAGAAAATAGACTTGAAGATTTAAATAGTAATCTTACTGATTCTGTTGATGAATGGGTTAATGATAAACTACTACAAGATATTGAAGATTGGTGGAATAATGAAGGGGGTAATGGAGATGTTTGCATCTGTGTACCGTCCGGTAAATATTGTATTTATAATAACATTAGAGTTACAGAGTATGAAGAGTATACTCATGATGGTAATGTAATTGATAAAACTTTAGAGTAATGGCCCATCCTGAACAACATTGTAAATCCTCAGTAAAAAAATGGGGAGGTAGACAAGCTGATTATCAGGCTATTCATGATTGGTTTGATGAAACTAAAGCTTGGATTGGTCATAGTAAACATAGAATGTTCCGGCATCATTCAGAAGGTATCTTTGAATGTGAAAAAGTATTTGGAGCTAGCTTTGTTAATGGTGATGGTAAGACTGTATATACAAGATATATTGCTGAACAACATGTAAAGGAAGATTGCAACGGGTATATCCCTAGTGCAAAAGAATGGGTAGATATGATTGCATCTGGTAAGCCTGAGTTATGGGCAATTAAAACTTTAAAAATAGAAGACTAATGGAAAGAGTAAATAACATATTTACAGTAGATTCTGTAATAGAAGAAGGTAGTTATATAAAAGTAACTGGGAAATATCTAATACCTAATGGTTTACAATTTGAAAAAGGTGATATACTTACTGAAGATAAATACAACGGTCATCAGATATGTGTAGCATTTGTAACTAAAGATGAAAATGGAAAAGATGGTTTAACTTTAGATACTAGAAGTATGCATCCTACCATTAAAAAATCTTTAGACACAATTATTTCAGGATTAAATTTATTTAAAATTGAAGACTAATGGAAAATGTTTTAGATCTACCTGATGGAGAAAGAGAAGAAATGGCTAAAAAGTACATGCTTGAAGAAAGTTATGGTGCTCCACATCCTGATTTATATGTAGGTTTTTTAGCTGGTTTTCATGCAGCCTATAAATTAGTAACTAATAAAAATGAAGAAAAAATGAGTAGATTAAATAACATGAAAAATGAATTGGAAGCTTTAATTACTAAAGCTATTGACATTTTAGAAAAAGAGTATAATGTAGATGAAGATATGATGAGTCCAGAAGCTATTGCTATTATGAGTTTAAATGATGCTCTAATGGAAGTAATGAATTTAGATGGAGAAAATCTAAAAGTTGAAATGTAATGGAAAACGGAAATAAACCTATCAATCCAATATTAGATTGGAATGAAGTAAAAGCAGACTCAACAGGTCTAACAAAGCGTGAGTATTTTGCTGGATTAGCAATGCAAGGGTTAATGAGTAATTCTGAGTTTATCAAAGGTGGTAGTTTTGATTTTGAATCAAGGAAAACTGCAGAAAGAGTAAGTCGTATTGCTACTAAAGTAGCAGATGAACTTTTAAAACAAATAGAAAATAATGGCAAAGGTTAAATTAAACAAAGAAGAAACAAAGAATCTTTTAAATATGATTTCTTCAACTGATGCAGAAAATGCAACAATTGCATTTGAAGTATTGGAAAACTCTGATTTAAAAGACTATTTTGGGGAATTGATTGTATTATATAAGTATGGTAAGAAAGATCATACAGTATGGGAGAAAGAAGCTCCTATGTCTTGGAAAAAGATATCTGAACATTTTGTAGATAAAACTGCAATGTCCAGTGGTAAATGTTTGTCTATTATGACAGAGAAAAAAGCTAGTAAGGATTCACTTGAGTTGTATTTTGAAAACTTTGTAGGGGATATGATTGGTTTTCTTGACCAGTTAGGATATCCCGCAGAAAAATTTGATATTAATATTAAATTGAAAGAATGAGCCAACAAGAAACTCTAAGTAAAACCAGTAAAGACTTAATGTTGAAAGAGCCCTATTATGGGCACTTTCTTATTATGTTGAATAAGTATTGGAGTACAAGAGTACCCACGGCTGGTGTGAGTAAAATGAATATAAATTATCAGCTAGAAATTAATGCAGATTTCTGGGCTAAGCTAACAGATAACCATAGACTTGGTCTTCTTAAGCATGAGTTACTGCATATTGCATTTGGTCACTTATCTACTATATTTAAATTTAGTGATAGAAAGTTAGCCAATATTGCAATGGATATGGAGATTAACCAATATATTGAAAGAGGTTGGTTACCGGGAGATGAGTATACTAAAGAAGAATATGACACTTTGGTAGAGTCCCTTAAGGAGAGAATTACTGCTGGGAGAGAAGATGGTACTTTGACTGAAGAACAGATTGCAGAACTTGCTGAACAAATTCCGAACCGTGGTATAATGATTGAAGATTATCCTGAACTTAACTTAGATACTAAAGCTGGTTCTAGATATTACTATGACAAGCTTCAAGAAGCTAAGGAAAATAAAGAACAAAATGGTACCTGTGGGTCTCCTGGAATGGATAAACTTCTTGATCAATTAGAAAGTGGTGAAGGTATACCTGATCATAGTACATGGGAAGATTTTGAAAACATGTCTGAAGCTGAACAAAAGTTAATTGGTAAACAGTTACAAAAACTTTTATCAGATGCTAAAGAACAAACTGTTAAGAAACGCGGTACAGTTCCTGGAGAAATTGAAGGTCTTATTGAAATTGATGAAATACTTCCTCCTAAGTTTGATTGGAGAGGTTACATCCGTAGATTTACTGGAGTAAGTACAAGAGTTTTTTCTAAGAAAATCAGAAGAAAAGAGAACAGAAAGTTTCCTGATAGTCCTGGATTAAAACTTAAGATGAAACAGCATATGTTGTTGGCCATTGATACTTCAGGTTCTGTAAGTGATAAAGAACTTGCAGAGTTTATGAATGAAATGCATCATATTTACAAAGCTGGTGTAGACATTACAGTAATCCAATGTGATACTAGAATTCATTCTATTGAACCTTACAAAGGTGAGCTTGATTTAAAAATACACGGTAGAGGAGGTACTGAGTTTGATCCTGTCATTGAATATTTTAATCAAAACAATAAATTATATACTAGTCTTGTATATTTTACTGATGGTGAATGCAGTGTAGATGTTTTACCAAAAGGTCCAACCCTATGGGTGTTATCTGAACAGTCGTATATGAATGAGAATCTTCCTGGAAGAGTAATTAAGTTAGAATTATAAAAAGAAAAAAGATGTCAAAAAAGAAAGTTGAAAACAGTCAGGTATTGTTGAATGTTGAAGAGATGAAAGACTTTATCTCACACATGGTTGAAAATAATCAGTATATTCAAGCTGAAGGAAAAGTTCCTGTTGCAATAAACATTGAAGGTGATGCAGGTCTTGGTAAAACTTCTGCTATTATGCAGTTGGGTAAAGAGATGAACATGCAAGTTGTAAAACTTAATTTATCTCAGTTAGAAGAATTAGGTGATTTAGTTGGTTTCCCGGTTAAAGAATTTGAGATTATGAATCAAGAAGGAAAAACCATGTGGATTAATGAAGCTCAGATAGATGCAGCTGTTAAGAAAGGATACAAAGTTGTTGCTAAACGCATGTCTCATGCTGCACCAGAGTGGATTCAAGGCAAAGGTGAAGGTGGTTTCTTAATCCTTGATGATTACACCAGAGCTGACCATAGATTCATGCAAGCTACTATGGAGATTTTGGATAGACAAGAATATGTTTCTTGGAAACTTCCTAAGAACTGGCATGTTATTTTGACTACTAACCCAGACAATGGTGACTATAATGTTACTAGTTTGGATATTGCTCAGAAGACTAGATTTATCTCTGTTGGCTTGAAGTATGACAAAGATGTTTGGGCTAAGTGGGCTGAGACTGCAGGGATTGATGGTAGATGTATTAATTTCATGTTGATGCATCCAGAATTGGTAACTCAAAGTGTGAATCCTAGAGCTGTAACTACATTCTTCAATGCTATTAGTTCATTCAAGAACTTTAACCAAAGACTACCAATGATTCAGATGATTGGTGAAGGTTCTGTAGGTGTAGACTTTGCAGCAATGTTTACTATGTTTATCAATAACCAACTTGATAAAATTATTTCTCCTGAAGATATCTTGACTAAAGATGAGCAGTATGTTATGAACTCTCTAACTGCTGCAGTTGGTAAAGATCAAGATTTTAGAGCTGATATCTCAAGTGTAATTGCTACGCGTGTGGTAAACTATTCATTGGTTTATGCAGAAACTAAATCTATTTCTGATCCAATGGTCAACCGTTTAATTAAGTTGACTACAGACTGTGAAGCTTTTACAGATGACTTAAGATATTACATGATTAAGGAGATTGTAAATGGTAATAAGTTGAAGTTCTCAAAACTAATGATGAATAATGAAGTGGTGAAAATGGCTGTCAAATAAATCTGACATAAAACATTTTCCCTTTTTATTCTATTCATCTAACTAATCAAATACAAACATGAGGGGACGTAATACTCCCCTCTTTTTAATTTAAGAAAATGACAGAACAAATATTAAATATTACTACTAACTTAGGTTTTTGGGGTGAGATAAATAAACATAAAAATGTTGTAATTAGTATTGAAAGTAAAATAGGTTCATTTGAGTCTAAAGACATACTTACTTTAAATACAGGGGAGTATATTCCTCAAAAAGGAGATAAGATTTATTTCTTACCTGGCGTAAATGTACCAAGAGTAAAACTAAAAAATGTTGCTCTTGAGTATGGAATTAAAAGTGTCAGAAGTCCTTTTGATGCAGATGTATTTTTTGGAAATAAAAGCACAGTAGATAAAATAACTAATAGTAATTGGCATTACAAAATTGATACTAAGTATTTAACTGATGCTTTGGATAATGAAGCTCTTAATTTAGATAGCTTTTATATTGACAAGTTAAAAACAGCTTTAGAATACTACACAAATGAATTTATCACTGTTGACCACCCGTTAAAATTGGCTTTATTACCTGAAGGAGTAGATGCAGATCAAAGCAAAACTTATTTTATTTCAGATGATTTTACTGACTTAGGAAAAGCATTGATAGGAAAAACTATTTATGAGGAAACCACAATGGTTGATAAACTAAATGGTAAAGATGCAAGTGTTATTGATGAAGAAATGTATGAACAGTTAACTACAATGTTTGATAGTTCAGATAATGACAATCATGTACTTGCTATGGAAATCATGGCTAATTGTAAATACAATGCAAGTCTAGTCTATCTATTGTTGTTATTCAAGAAACAAAATCATCTTATAGGTAATTCTAATACTAAAAATCATGTTAACTTTAAGTCTTTGATAAGCTGGATTTCAGATAACATTATGTATAGAAACTCTATAGATGATATATGTAGAATTTTACATGAGAAAGGACAGTTTACACCGGATAAGTTAGACATCATTCTTAATCATTCTAAAGAGGACATCATAGATAGGGGTAATCATACATATTTCAAAGTTAAAACCATCACAGTTGACCCACAGTTTTTAGCAGAGATGAATTTTAACTATGATTATCAAGTTCAAGAAGAGTATACTCCTTATGAAATTGTAGAAGATGAAGCAGAAGAAGTTGAGCCTATAGGGATAGAAGAGGCACCTGAATCTGAGTTTGCAGTTGAGGATAACTTTGAACCAGAGGCTGAAATAATCCCTGAAGAAGTTATAGAAACTCCATTAGAATTAGAACCCGTATCAAATAACCATCAAATAACACAAACAAATGAATCTGACATTGATTGGTTCTGAAGAACTAGAACAATTTTACAAGCAGAAGTTTTACTTCAGCTACAGTGGGATTAATAAACTATTGTTTTCCCCTATTATGTTTTATAACCATTATGTGCTGCAACAAAGAGAAGATAGTACAGATGCCCACTTGGTAGCAGGTAGGGCACTGCACTGTTTGCTCTTGGAGCCAGATGATTTTGGTAAACAATTTCTCACCCTACCGGGTAAAGTACCTACAGACAGTCAAAAGAAAATAATTGACAGTTTATTCAAATATCATTTGACATTAGGGAATAATACCTTAACTTTGGGAGACTATACACAAGAGATACTCACACAGCTACTCACCGCAAACTTATATCAAACACTCAAAACAGATCAACAAAGACTTGATAAGATTCTCACAACAGAGAACATTGAATACTTTGAATTCTTAAAAGCTAGTTTGGATAAAACAGTGATTGATCAGGTTACATTGGATGGCTGCAATGCATCTCTTGAAGCACTGAAATCTAACTCTGATGTTAGAGCTCTTCTCCAGCTTGATAGGGATCCAGAGAATACTCAAATACAAGTATTCAATGAGCAGTTGCTCTCTACAGATGATCCACAACTTCCGTTTGGGTTTAAAGGAGTCTTAGACAATGTTGTAATTGATCATGAAGCAAAGGTCATCTTTATTAATGACCTTAAGACTACTGGCAAACCTCTTCAGGATTTTCCAAATGCAGTAGAGTATTACAGATATTGGATTCAAGCTGTGATATACTCAATACTTGTTGCTGATAAATATCTGATTGATTTGCCAGAGGCAACTGAATGGAAAATAAAGATTACATTTATTGTCATAGATAAATATAATCAAGTCTATCCATTTCAGGTGTCAGATGAAACGCTGGCTAAATGGGCAGAATCTTTTGTAGAATTAGTTGACAAACTTAAATGGCACTATGAAAACAAAAGATATGATCTTCCTTATGAACTGGCTAATGGTAATTTAAAACTTTAGCATTTATGGTGATCAACGCGCTTTATAAGAAGTATTTTCAAAAGTCTAAGATATTAATTTATCCGCTCTTAGATATTAAAAGGGGAACACAAATTGTTCCAAGTGAGACTTATCTTTCTTGGAATGATGTGCATGCACCCGAGGATAAAAAACTTATTTGTGTATATGAGACTAATGAGTCAGGTTATGAAGAGTTTGAGAAAACAATTTTATTAAAACATACAAGGTTATGTAATTTTAATAAGGTGAATGCTCAACAAACTGTATTTGTATTTGACTTCTCTGATTTAGGTACTGATTGGCACCATTTAATTAATGGTAGATACAGTAGAATAAGTGATGAAATAAAGCGCAAAATTGTTAATTTCTATGATAAACATAGTGGAAACCATGTTTATGTTACAAGCTATATGTTTCCTGAAAAGTTCTTCAAAAGGTATGCAGAAATACTAAATGTTTCTGAAGCTCTTTTGTATGAAGTAGGTGAACTCTGTGACAAACCCGATCTAGAAAAAGAAAAATTATTAATTCAAGTTGCAAATTTTGAGAACATATCAGATTCTGGATTATCTTTGTAATAATTAAAATCAACAAAAAATGAGTGAAAACACTATGATGCTTGTCCAAGCCACTTGGAATGACAAGCAAACTTTCAGAATGATTCCTGTAGCGGATTCATGTCCTTATGTAGAATGCATCTTTGATCCTGACACAAAAGTATTTGTTGTTATTTCAAAAATTGCAAAACAATCTCTTCATATGCTACCTAAATTGGATGACAATGGTGATCCAATGGCAGTAAAATCTAAGAGACCAAATGGTAGAAACTTCAGAGAAGAAAGACACAAAATTGAAGTCTTTCAAGAATTCTATGTTGAAGATGCTACCGCTATGAATGCACTAATTTCAATGTTTGCTGTTAATGCAGACTCATTTGATTATAAAACATTCTTAGGTGAGGTAAGTGGAGATACTAAACTTAAGAAGGTAGCTAAGTAATTAGCTTTTACTTTGGACGCGGAAAAGGTGGGTATGACGCAATATCCACCTTTTTTATTAACTAAATGGGGGAACAGCTTAACTGAACATCAAGATTATGGGAGATATGCCATGGGGACCATGCTACTATTGTAGTGATGAAGGTCCATTAAGAATTACCTACTTCAGCTTTCCAATTAAATGTGACTGTTGTAGTCCAAGTCATTCAGAAAGAGTTGAGCATTGCAGTAAATGTGAAGCTAGAATGCCTAGTCAAACAAAAGTATATATTAATACTAAAAAATTACAAGATCCTATTCACGAAGGTTTATTTACAAAACTACCATGAGAACACATTGGGTAATGGATTATGAGACTTTAAGCAACTGTTTTTTAGCAGTGTTTGAAGATATAAAATCAGAAGACAGAGAGATTTTTGTTTGTCATTCAAGCAAAAATGATATTTTAGAATTGGTAACTTTTCTAGAAAGGAATATTGCTTATGATGAATGGCATGTTAGTTTCAATGGTTTAGGATTTGACAGCCAAATAACAGAACATATACTCCGTACAAAAGAACAACTTCTTGAAATGGATGGTGAGTCTATTGCAAGATTTGTATATGATAAAGCACAAGATGTAATCAGAAGGCAAAGTGAAGGAGAGTTTCTAGAATTTAGTCCAAGAGATCTACAGATTAAACAGGTTGATGTATTTAAGCTTAACCATTGGGATAATCCAGCTAAGAGAAGTTCATTAAAATGGATTCAGTTTAGTATGGATTGGCACAACATTATGGATATGCCTATTCATCATAGTACTGAGATTAAAGCTAAACAGATTCCGGAAATCATAAAGTATTGTATTAATGATGTTAAGTCAACTAAAGCTATCATGTTCTTGAGTAAAGGACAGATTGAGCTTAGAAAAAACTTAACTTCAGAGTACAATATTGATTTATTCTCTGCATCTGAACCTAGAATCTCCAAGGAATTATTCTTGATGTTCTTAAGTGATCAGACTGGAATTAAGAAATGGGAGCTCAGACAGATGAGAACCAACCGTGATAAGATTGTTGTAAAAGATATCATATTACCTTATATAAAGTTTAGGACTGCTACTTTTCAGAATCTATTGAGAAAGTTTAATGATGTTGTTATCTTTCCAGGTGAAACTAAAGGAGGCTTTAAGTATTCTGCACAGTATAGAGGTGTTAAGACTGATTATGGTCTTGGTGGTATTCATGGTGCTAGAACTAGTAAGGTGTATATGTCTACCGAGGATATGGTTATCATTACCTCAGATGTAAAATCTTTTTATCCTAATCTTGCTATTAGAAACAGATGGGCGCCAGCACATTTACCACAAGAAATATTCTGTGATCAATATGAATGGTTCTATGATGAGAGAGTAAAGATTCCTAAGAAAGATCCTAAGAATTATGTGTACAAGATTATCCTAAACTCAACCTATGGGTTAAGTAATGATAAGAATAGTTTTCTATATGATCCGGAGTTTACAATGAGGATTACTATCAATGGTCAGCTGAGTTTGACTATGTTGTATGAAATGATCCTAGAAGAAATTCCAGAAGCTGTTCCTCTAATGCAAAATACTGATGGTCTTGAGACTTTAGTTCCTAGACACAGAGTTGATAGGTATATGGAAATTTGTGCTGAATGGGAAAAGATTACTATGTTGGAGTTAGAACATGATACCTATTCTAAGATTGTCTTAGGTGATGTAAATAACTACATAGCAGTTACAGAAGATGGTAAGTCTAAGTGTAAAGGTAGATTTGAGTTTAAGGATTTAGCTCTTCATAAAAACAAAAGTTTCCTGATTATTCCTAAAGCTCTGCATGCTTATTTTGTAGATGGAATACAGCCTGAAGATTTTCTTAAAGCTAACACAAATATATTTGACTATTGTGGTGGAGTGAAGATCAAAGGTGACTGGAAGTTTGTTGAACACAATGTTGTAGATAAGAACTATAAAGTTAAAGACTTACAACATACTATTAGATATTTCATAAGTAAAACTGGTTCCAAAATAGTTAAGACTAATTTATTGGATGGCCGAGAAATCCAGGTAGAATCTGGTAAATGGTTACAGACAGTATTCATAGATTATGTTGAGAAACCTTTTGAAGAATACAACATTAATACTGAATTCTATCTAGAGAAGATAAGAAAAGAAATTGCCAGTCTAGAACCAAAAACTAATCAATTAAGTTTATTTTAAAATGCCAAAGAAAATTCAAGATTGCACAATGGCGCACTTAATCAGTGTGCCTTTGCCAGCTCATGGTGCTACTTATACTACTATAAGTCACCAATTTGTTATTGATTACTCAAAACAACAGTTATTAGCTGAAGGTTTTGTTATTGTAGATGAAGAGTACAGATGTACTGCTGACGGGCAGATTGCTCAAGGGATTTATAAGTTGAATTTCAACAGTGATCCTGAACTATCAATGATGTTTGCTTGGACAAACAGTTACAACAAACAAGTAAAATTCAAATGTTTGGTTGGTGCATACATAAATAGAACAGGGTCTGTTATGACATCTGGAGAATTAGGTACATGGACTAGAAAGCATACGGGAAGTGCTGACATTGAAACAAAAGATATGATTGATAGTCAAGTACAAAATGCAAATATGTACTATAATCAGTTAGTTTCAGATAAGGCTTCTATGGAAGGTATCAGTCTTAACAAAAGAAGACAAGCACAGATGCTGGGTATTTTGTTTGCAGAGTTTCAGATTTTAACAACTGAGCAAGCAAGCATGGTACGTAGTCAAATGGACCGTCCATCACATGTATTTGCAGATTCAAATAGCTTATGGGCCTTCTATAACTATGTGACTATTGCATTACAGCATTCTCACCCGCGCACTTGGATGGAAGACCAAAGAATCTTACATTACTTTATTAGTACTGTTGGTAACTTTACTCCTGTAGCTGTTATAGCTCCTGTAGAAGAAGCTGTAGTGGATGAATTAGAAAACAATTATGGTCAGCCAGAAAACCAGACTAATCTTTTAGTTCAAATAGCTGAAATTACTGGAGATGAATCTTTATTAGCTGCTCAATATCCAGTAACTGAAGAAGAAGCTTTTAAACTGTCTGATACTCAAGTGGTGCAAGAAGAGATAGAAATAGAGCCAGTTGTGCACCAGTCTGAGGAAATGATTCTAGATGCTAATGAAGCTGAGGAAGATCATGTTATCATTGATGATGAAATTTGGACAACTGAGGAAGAACCTCTAAAGATTGCTACAATCTTAGATGAAACAATAAAGTATACTGATCCTGTAGGTAACACATTTGAAGCTCCAGTAGTTCCATGTGTTGGACATGATACAGAAACAGAAAAAGATTTGGAAGAAGAAATCCGCGAGACTGAAGTAAAAAACTTTCTTGAGGAAGTTGCACCTGAAGTTGATTTCTCCCTAGCGCATGATGATGAATCTATAGACCAAATGGTTGCTGATTATGAGATGATGGAAGCTATTGAATCTTCTGAAGGTACACCAATTGAAGCTAATTTGGATAATGTTCCTGTTGAGAAAAAAGAAGAAATTATTGACAATTCATTTGATTTGGATTTTGTATCAGATGATACTGAAGAATCAGGAGATGATATACCTGATTTCTTTTAAGAGCCTATAGTTAATGTAGGAACAATAATCACTAGGGGATGGCGCAAGTTGTCCCCTTTTTTTTAAATTTGTAGCATGAAGAAACAATTAGAAGGTGTGGAGAAATTCCACAATGCATTTGGTCAAGAGAATGGAGAATCACCAAGATTAATAATCCATAGTCAGTATGATTTAAGACATAGTCTTATGAAAGAAGAAAATGATGAATACTTAGAAGCATGTCATAAAAAAGATCTTGTTGAGATTGCAGATGCTTTAGGTGATCAACTTTATATTCTTTGTGGTACTATTCTTAAACATGGTATGCAACATATTATAGAAGATGTATTTGATGAAATACAAGCTAGTAATATGAGTAAACTTGGTGAAGATGGAAAGCCTGTCCTTAGAGGAGATGGTAAAATCATGAAAGGTATAAATTATTTTAAACCAGATTTAACAAAATTTATTAAACAATAGAGTATGCACCCAATAGCAATTAGAAAAGCAATTATCAAAGCATATATTGCAGGAGCAGCAGTTACAAATGGTGGAGGTATTATGCCTACTAAAAGAGAAGCTGTTGATTATTATGATGATGAGTTTGGAATACTAGACTTAGCAGAAAACAAATGTGATTGTTGTGAAGAAGATGATGAAGAATGAAATGGTTTGTAGTTAAAGGATTTGAGTTTAAATCAGTAAAACTAAATCAAAAATTACCAAATGGATGGGGGAATGGTTATGTAGCTGTTCCCCCTTCTCATCCTTTATGGGGAGTAGATTATAATAATGTTGATGATATAGATGTTCATGGTGGATTGACTTATTCAGAAATAAATGATCTTCCTGGAATGTTTAAAGAATATGCTGTTATACCAAGTGATTATTGGATATTTGGTTTTGATACTAAACATTGGGATGATACAGAAGAAAAGTGGCCAAAAGAAGCTGTAGAAGCTGAAACAAAAAGATTATTCTGTCAATTGATGGATATAGAAATAGGGGGACTGTAATGGTCCCCTTTTTTTTCTGTCTAACTACCTTCCTTGTCCTCTATAAGACTTAGTGTAGTGTTTAGATTTCTTCATCTTAGAAGATTTTGTTTTTGCATGTACTCCCGGACGTGATTTTTTTACTGCGGTGTATGCTCTTACTGTTGCTGTTCCTACTTTTGCCATTGTTATTTTATTTAAAGAATGTTGATTCAAATGATTTCCATGCTTGTTCCGGATTAGTATTGTATCCAGAGAATCCCATTAATTTTAAGAATGCTGCCCAAGCTTTGTTATCTCCTTTTTCCCATATACCTGTCTTGCGTTCATACTCTTCAGTAATGTTCCAAGGCATAACCTGATTTCCAAATTTAATTATTCTATCAAATGTACTTGTCATAGCTGATGGAGATCTTAATACTCTGACAGCATCAATAGGATTAATATATGATGCAGTTTCAGATCTCATTCTGAGTGTCTCATACAATAAGAAGTTATAAAGATAATTATCTTGGATTGCTTCTCTTTCATCATCATCTGGATCTACTAATATATTGGTCAGTATAAATGCTAGAGTAGACA